CAGAGTGATGTTGCAAGTATCTTAACGCCATAAGGATTGTAAAATTATACGTGCTATTGCTATTTACTGCCGTTAAAGTTCGTTGAGCCTCAATTGTTTCATCTTCATAGCGAATCAGAATACAGCCTTTAGGACTTGTAAATTCGATTGTTTGGAGGTCAAAATCAACCGGACAAGAATGGATTTCAAAATCAATGAAATCTTCTTTAAGTTTATTGATTATTGCGTTTTCGATTGTTATTATCATAATTGAAAGCCGCTCCAAACTTGGTCATTGAATTTTGTACTGCCATTTGTTTTGTTGGTTAAAATCATTGAATTAGCTTTTGTAACTTCTTTATCAGGATGTTCTTGGGGCAAATCCAATACAATTTGTTCTTTTTGAATTTTTTCAAGCAATTTTTTAGCTTCTTCATAATTTTCCTTGATATGTTCAGGAATTTTTGAAGGCCTTCTTGAATAGAGCCTATAAGCAGTTATATCGCTTGAGATTTGTACAATTAAATCGGGTACGAATTTCAATGGTAAAACGTATTTGTTGCGTAAATAGGCATCAATAAAGCGCTCAGCATATTCAATTGCACTTGATAACTTAGCCTCATTAATTTCGCTTGCACTGGGGGTGTCGTTTGTGAGGTTAATCAAATGTGTTTCAGGAATTATAGAAGTTAGGTTATCAATAGATGTGTACATTTAAATTACTTCCTTCAATAATGCTCCGCAGCTTTTCATTGCAACAAGGTCAATATAGCTTGCACTCGGGCGGATGATTTCAGCACCGTTTAAGCCTGCATCATTATCTTCATACGTATAGACTTCAAAATCTTGATAAATTGCACTATATCCGTAAGTAATTCCAAAATCGTTTGTTGCATTGGAATTAATATTTAATAATGCAATATTATTTTGCCAAACAGAAGCAATAGTTGGGGTTGCACCTTTTTGACTTTGATTAATTTGAGTTTCGCCGATAAAGATGTTATCAAGCATAAACAAATCTTTAATTGCTTCAATGGACACCATTCCGGGGATGTCTGTTTGTTGAGCTTTTGAATTAATTGAAATTGAATTAATAATTGAGCGGTCGCGGCGAAGTTTGGAGAATGCATCACGAGAAATGACCATAGTATTTACACCACCCAACACCTTATTTTTATATTCTTCAATCAAATCAACAGCTTCGCTATCTTCACTTCCGATTTTTTCATCACTATCAAGTGTTTTTGAATTACCATTTGCATAGTTTGAGGTATCTGAAAGCATTTTCGCAAATTCAATTTCCCTTGAAGTTTTTAAAACTTCCACCAATTGCAGGGTTCTAATTGCTCTTAAATCTCGGCCTGTTGATTGGAAATTTTTCGCCTCTTGATTTGTAATTGCGTCTTTAATTGCGTGGTTTTGTGCCGTTGCAGATGCTTTTTCAATTAAACCGTCGTAAGTTTGAGCTTTGCCTTTGTTGCCGACTTTAGTATCAGGAATTCTTGGCGGTTGAGCATTATTTAATTTTAAATATTCAAAAGATTGAGTTGTTACTACTACTTTTGGAAATATTTGATCTGCGATTAATTTTTTGTTGCTGTAACCTAATGCAACAGCAGTTAATTCGGGTTGATATTGATATTTTTCGTTCATTTTTGTATTCCTTTATTATGGTGTACTTACATCAGGTGTTGAAACTGTTTCTTGGTTTTCATCGGGTGTACTTGAAACCGGAGTTAAAACTGTTTGCTGACTTTCACTTGATACTGTTCTTCCGAGCGTTACAATTGCTTTGATAATATCTCCCGATATTCCGTCATTTAGGGCAATTGCGCCGATATTGTCTCCAGCTGTTGCGCTTATTGCACATCCTGATGAATTAACTGTTAGTGCTTCGCCTGCTGAAACCGTTCCGCCTAAAACAATTTCACAATTTGCGCCTTGCATATAGATATCGGCCATTTCGCCATTGTCATAGGTAACACCATCAGATACACCGATAATATTATCGGTTGAGGCAGTTGCTAAAGTGACAGTATCGTTGTCCCCAAATTTTACGAAGCTAAAAGCAGGGATAGCACCGCTTGCTTTGAATGATAAAATGTTTTCAGTTTCCATTAGTTGTTACCTTTCTTTACGATATCTAATGCAGTTGCCGGGTTAATTTCGACCCCTCTTGATTTATAGTCGGCTTGGGTTTTTTGAATTGCTTCTAAAATTGTTTGTGAATCTGAAAAGTCAATTGCTTCATCAATTTGAAGTTTCTTCTTATTTGCGATTTCTTCAAAATCCATTTGTTTTAAACTTGAAACAAACTCTTTAAATTCTTGAACGGGAGTTTTACCTGTATCATCGGCAAATTCAAAATTGGTATTGCTGCAAGCAGATAGAATATTAATTACGCTATCTTTTTGGGCCGGCAAAATATTACCTTTTTCAATTGCCTTGTCGCAAAAATCTTCAAAATCTTTGCTTTGTGCCTCTTGTTGCTGTTGAAGAATTTGAGCTTTTAAATCAGCATTTTCTTTTTGAACTTTTTCAAGTTCTTCATTTGTTTGTTTTAGTTTTTCTTCATTTTCCATATTTGTCCTTTCATTCTCTTGGAAGTCTGTTATATATATTTCGGAGTCGAAGCTCATCGCTTCGTCTCCTGCGGCACTATGAAAGCAGAATTCTTCCATACCTTTAATCGCAGGTGCTTGTGCTCCTAAAAAAGCAATATGTCTTAGTATTAAATCGGGTGTTAAACTGATTGAGCGAGTTTTAAATAACCCTTTTTTAACAGCTTCTTTAAATTCATTTTGAACTTGTTTATAACAAGCATAAAGTTTATTATCTTTGATTTTTAATGCATCAACCCAACCATATGCAGGTGAATTAGTTTTAGAATGACCAATGCAGATTGGAACATCAGGATTTTTTCCTTTAAAATTAAACACAATTTTATTCAAATCATCTATACTAAAATTGTGTTTAATTCCGTTTGAATCTTTAAAACATCCGACTTTAAATATTTCGCACCAGTTTTGCAATGAATTTTTCTCCTTTTGGTTATACAATAGCTTTTTTTAAATTGTGTTTCATCTGTAAAAATAAATTATTTATACAGATGAAACCTATATTAAATTAATGTAATTTTTTATTGAAAGGAGAAAGAATGCCTCAAGAATTTATTGAATTCGTTAAATTAATTGGCGGTGGCGGATTATTATTTTTAGTTTTTTATCTTTATCATAAAACTACATCTGCACAATTAACCAAGATTATTGATAATAATTTTAAAATTTTGGAAAGTTTAATTAATCAAAACACACTTCAATTAAGTTACTTGCAAGAAATTAAAGCTGCTGTCATGTCTAATATGTGGTGTCCTTATGTCCGTAAACAAACAGGTAAGGAGTTTGATAATGAATAATATTTTAATGCAATTAAAAATTGAACATTCAAAACTCGAAAATGAAATTAAAGAATTAAATATTAAAACTTCAAGATTATTAAGTGAAATTTCACTAAAAGCTTGTCCTTTTTATGAAGATATTAAAGATATTGATACTCAAGGTATTAAGCAAGCTGCTCAAGAGCTTGTTGAAATACAACAAAAAACAATTGAAGTTCAAAATAAATTAAAAAAAATTAATTTGGAATTAGATAATGACTAAAAAAGATTCTTATTTAATTTTAGCTTCTCAATTATTTATTGAAAGACAAATGTCAATTTCAACTATTTCAAAAAGACTTAATATTTCTGAAAAAACATTATTCAATTGGAAAAAACAAGAAAATTGGGATTTAAAAAGAATGAGATTTTTAAAATCTCAATATTCTTGTAATCAAAATCTTTATGAACTTTTAAATTTAGTAACTAAAAAAGCACTTGATGATTTTTATCAAGATGGCACAATGCCCGATCAAAAAACTTTATATTTTATTATGAATATGGCATCAAAATTAAAAGATTTAAAAGCATTTGAAGATAATCAAACTCAAGAAAAAATTGATGAAATTCAAAAAGAAGATATAGCAACTAATGATAAGCAAGAAAATAAAGAAGAATTAAAACAAGAGATTTTACAAAATATGTGTAAAGCTTTACTTGAGGGTTAGTATTGCAAGTTAATCAAAATAAAAGGAATAAAAAGTGATTGATACAACTGCAAAAGATTATTTATTACCATATCAAAAAAAATGGATTTTAGATAAATCTCGTTTTAAACTTGCTGAAAAATCAAGAAGAACAGGTTTTACATATACTCAAAGTCTTGAAGATGTTCAAGATGTCAACTCATTAAAACTAAGAGGACAGCCTTTAAAAGTATGGTTTTCATCTTCTGATATGTCGGCAGGGCCTGAATACATAGATTATTGTGCTTGGTGGGCCAGAATTTTAAATTCAGGATTTCAAGTTTTTGATGAAATGTTATTTGACGAAAATAAAGATATTAAAGTAATGTCAATACAATTTAATAATGGCGGAAAAATCCATGCACTCTCATCAAGCCCTAAATCTTTCCGCTCCAAAGGCGGTAAAGTAATTTTGGATGAATTTGCTTTTCATGATGACCAATTGAAATTATGGAAAGCTGCAAAGCCATCTGCAACTTGGGGCTACCCTGTTAGAATTATATCCACCTTGAATGGCACTAATAATCTATATTATAAATTTTTAAGCGACATTAAAAAAGGGAAATTAAGCTGGTCATTACACACAGTTGACATTTTTAGGGCAGTGGATGAGGGGCTTGCAGATAAAATTTTAGGCAGAAAATTAACGCAAGCAGAGAGAAAACAATGGCTTGATGAAGAAAAAGCAAGTTGTGGCGATAGTTTAACCTGGCAAGAAGAATATTGCTGTATCCCGATTGATAAAAACAGCTCATTTATTTCTTACGAATTGATTGATAAATGCTGCGAAAACACTTTAATTAACGACCTTACAACTTGCAAAGGCGAATTATTTGCAGGTTATGATGTCGCAAGAACAAAAGATTTATCCGTCATAGCTGTTTTCGAAAAATTAGGAAGCGTATTTTATTTAAGAAAATTAATTGAACTTAAAAATGTTAAATTCAGGGAACAAAAAAGAATATTATATCAAATACTATCTTTGCCAAATTGCCGAAAATGTTGCATTGATAAAACAGGCATTGGTGCGCAAATGGCGGAAGATGCAGAAATTGACTTCGGAAAAAGAAAGGTTGAACCCATAGGATTTACAACTCAGACAAAAGAAGAACTGGCGTATAAATTATATTACGCTTTTGAAGATTACAATATCAGATTTAGCGATGATGAATTGATTAAAAATGACATTCATTCTATTAAAAAAATGCCGACTTCAACCGGTGCAATAAGATTTGATGCACAAAGAAGCGAAACAGATGGACACGCTGATAGATTTTGGGCATTCGCATTGGCAATTTTTGCAGGAAGTAATAAACCTTATGTAAAACCGGAAATTATTAGTGCAAAAATCAACAATAACAAGGGTTTTAACCTTGGATTTAATCTAAGAGGCTTAGGAGGCATTTTAAGAGGTTTATAATTCTTAACATAGAATTACTCAAAAAATCAATTTAACCCCTCTTTTAAAACGAGTTAAAAGCAATTTAAAGCGGATTTGAAGAAAGCGAATTAAATATCATGTTTGAAAAATTATTCCAAAATAAAAACAAGAAAAATTTTATAACAAAGATTAAGGATGTATCAATTTTTGACTCTTGGGCAACAATCAAAAACGCTCAAGGTTTTTATGGCGTTATAGACAGGCTTCCAAACCCTGATATCATCTTAAAAAATGCAGGTAAAACAATAAGCGTGCTATCTAATCTTGAAAATCATTATCAAGTATCGGCTTGTATTGAATCAAGAAAAGCAGGGACATTGAGTTGTGATTGGGAACTCAAAAAAGGTGATTGTCCTGATAATAAATTCAAATTTTTTGATGAGATATTCAAATCTTTAAATATCTACAGATTGATTGAAGATATACTGGACGCTCCGATGTATGGCTATGTGCCGATTGAGATAAACTGGGAAAAAGAAAACAATTACATCTTGCCTTTGGGGCTGGAAGCGAAGCCGCAGGAATGGTTTTTCTTTAATTCAGAGGGTGATTTCTTTTTTAAAGATAAAAATTTCAATGGTAAAAAAGAAATTGATTTATCCGGAGTTAAATTTTTATTACCAAGAAATAAACCGACTTTCAAAAATCCTTACGGCAAAGCAAAACTCTCAAGTGCTTTTTGGAATGTTGCTTTTATTAATGGCGGTATGGAATTTTGGGTAAAATTCGCTGAAAAATACGCAATGCCATATATGTTCGGTAAATACGACAGACAGCTATCTCGTGATGAGCAAAACCAATTTTTAAATGCACTTCAAAACCTTGTGCAAGATGCGATTGCACTAATACCTTCTGATGGCTCGGTTGAAATTGTGCAAACAGGAACAAGTGCAAATTCCGCAATCTATTCTGATTTAATTACAAAATGTGAAAATAATATTTCAAAAGCTATTTTAGGTGCTACATTAACAACAGACATTGGCAATAGCGGTTCTTATGCAGCTTCAAATACTCACATGGGCGTTAGAGAAGATATTATAGCAAGCGATAAAAGGCTTGTGGAAAATACAATTAATCAGTTTATTCGAATGATTAATTCTTTAAATTTTAGCGACTCTTTAATACCGGAATTTAATTTTGTAGGTGAAGAAGATTTAGGAACCCAAAAAGCACAAAGAGATACAATTATTGCAAGGTTAGGGGTGAAATTTTCAAAAGAATATTTATTGAAAACTTATGGGTATCAAGAGAACGACTTGGAGCCGGTTGAAGATAGACCTATGGATTTCAAGGATGATAAAAATAATATTGAAATACTTGACAATACTTCCATTGGCGATAATTTCGTAAATCCTGTTGATGAAAATGTTAAAAAAATAATTGATTTTTTTAATAAGTCTAAAGATAGCGAGGAAGCTCTAAACAGACTTGAAGAACTATATCCCGAGCTTGATAGTGTTGAATTAGAGAAAATTTTAACTAAAATTATTTTTATTGCAGAGTTGCAAGGCAGAGCCGACGCGCAAGCAGAAAATGAAGAATTTTCTGCTGAGCGTAACGATGGCGACGTTTCAAATTTTCAATTTGACAGGAGCAAAGGCAGAATTGACGCACAAAATGAGGTTAAAAATGCCGAATAACGAGTTAAACAGGGTTTTCAACCTTCCACCCGAAGAAATCATAAAATACTTTGAAAGTAAAGGCCTAAAAACTTCTTTTGATTGGCATGAAGTCTATGCTGACGCACACGCTCGTGCGTTTACGGTCGCTAAGATGACAGATATTGAGCTTTTATCAGACACTAAAAAATTACTTGAAAAAGCTCTTAAAGAGGGTAAAAGCTATTCAAGTTTTAAAAAAGAGGCTCAAGAATTATTTAATAAAAAAGGCTGGACAGGGTTTAAGGAAGTAAAAGACCCTAAAACGGGCGAAAAACAAACCGTAGAATTGGGAACTCCAAGCAGAATAAAGAAAATTTACGATTGCAATATGAGAAGTGCTTACGCAGTAGGCAGATATAGAGAACAGCTTGAAGAAATTGACGTTGCACCGTATTTACAATATGTTGCAATATTAGATGAAAGTACAAGACCGCAACACAGAGAACTTAACGGAAAAGTTTTTAGAGCAGATGACCCTTTTTGGCAGAATTTTTATCCGCCAAACGGTTGGAATTGCAGATGTTATGTTAGGAGTTTAACTAAACACCAGCTTGAAAAGCAAGGGTTGAAGGTTGAAAACAGCGACGGACATATTAAAACAGTCAGTCAAAAGGTTGGCGATGAAATCAAAGAAGTCCCTACTTATCATTACGAAAATGCAGGAAAAGTATATACTCTTAAACCCGATGCAGGGTGGGAAACGAATTTAGGTTTAGATGACTGGTGGTTAGATGTGCAAGCCTGGAAAAAAGCACAGAAATTGAGCCCTGCTATTCAAGAGATGTTTATTCAAAAAACTATGGATGCAACAAAATCTAACTTTAAAAATATGATAGAAACTGTCATTGCAAATAATTTTAAAACAAATAAAAAGAAAGAAAAAACTGTTTCTTGGATAAAACCTGCAACATTTGGAAAAATTAACAAAGAAATCGATTTAATTGATCCGATAATTGTACTTCAAGAGCCAACTATACCGCATGTTATCGGCAATAGAAACAAATTAACGCCCGATGAAATTAAACTTGCTTATGATATTTTTCAAAATCCTGATGAAATTTATTGGGATTATACAAAACGAAAGAGCGGCGAAATAGGTATAGCGTATATTAGAAGAATATCAGATAAGGATTGTATCAAAGTTTGCGTAAAACTTGCACGCAAAAGCAAAGTAACAAAAGAAATTGTAAATTATATAAGCACAATGGGAAAAGTTAAGAAAAATGACTTACTTGACCCTATTTTATATAAAAAGATTGAATAAATTTGTGGGGTCGTCAATCCCTGCAACTACCTTAAAAGCTAGCCATATACGATATTATTTGGACTATCAAATTTATTCAATCTATACATATTATACCACAATTCTAAAGGATTTAAACCCTCATGACCCAAATCCCAAAACCAACAGTAAAACTTTTATATAACGGAAAAGATTGCACTTCTGACTTTTCAAAATACTTAAATCAATTAACTTTTCAAGATTTTGAGGATGAACAAAGTGATGAAATTACGCTTAACCTTAATAACCATGATGGTTATTTTAGTGAACTTTGGTATCCAAACAAAGGCGATAAATTAACTTGCACAATTATTTACGGCACTGATATTTTTGAGTGCGGCACTTTAACAATCGATAATAATCATTTTGACTATGGCATATCGGGCGATTTTGTTGAAATAAAAGCTCTTGCAACCTCAACAAATCAACCTGTAAGGTCAAATAAGGTTAGGAATTGGAGCGGAAAAACCTTAAATACCGTTGCAAGTGAAATGGGTAAATCCCATGGTTTCAAGGTTTTAGGGGCAGAAGATACAAATATTGGTACAATTGTACAGAAAAATGAAGCGGATTTAACTTTCTTGAAGCGAATTTCAAGGGAATTTGGCTACATTTTTAACCTCAAAGATAACTTGCTTACATTCATTAAAGTTGATGAATTAATTAACCAAGAAAGCCTGTTTACTCTACAAAAGACTGATATTAACAATCTTTCACTTGATGATACCATAGCTAAAATGTATGGCAAGGTTAAAGTTAGTTATTTAAATTCTAAAACCAAAAGACTTCAAACCTATACGGCCGAGGGTTCAGGACAAATAAGCGATACTTACACAATTCACAAGCGTTTTAACAGTTTAAAAGAGGCTGAAATTGCAGCTAAAGCAGCTTTAAAAATGTCACATAAAGAGGTTAAAGGCAGTATTTCGCCTAAATTACCGATAAATAACTTCATTGCAGGGGTTAATTTTGATATCGTTGGTATTGGGAAACATTTAGGAAAATATCATATTATATCAAGCAAAAGAACAGTAAGCGCAAGCGGTTACAAGGTTGAAGGGGAGATGGAAAAATGTACATCGAAGGAATAGTTTATGCTATTGATGAAGAAAATATCAAAGTTAAACTGCAACTTCCAAGCTATGATGATTTTATAACCGAGTGGTTAAGTGTGCCGCAATTATTTTGTATTGGGAATAAAGCAAGAAAAAGTTTACCTAAAGAGGGTTCTTTAGTTGCTGCAATTTTAGACGAGGATATGAGTAATGGTTGCATTTTAGGCAGTTTGTATAATGATGAGGATAAAATCCCAAATGATATGCAAGATAGTGATTTTATTAAATATGAAGATGGTACAAGCATTAGACATAATAACGATTTAACAGGGTTTGATGTTGTTAAAGATTTAAGAGTATTGGGGGATGTTATTGTTGATGGCAACATTGTTTCAAGTAAAGACATTCAAGCATACGGAGATGTGTCTGATAAAAAAAGCTCAATGCAGGATATGAGAGATATTTACAATTCCCATAATCATCCAAACGGAAACAACGGAAGTCCAACAGGTTCGCCGAGCAATAATATGTAAAAATAACTATAGTGCCACTCTGCCGAGAAAAAGGTGCCTTGAATGGCACGTTTTTTGAGAGGTAAGCTCAATCCGACCGAGGATTGGCGGCCGAGGTACACATATTAGGCGACGTGCGAATTTTTAATTCGCTCAGGAGCAATAATAACTTATTTTTACCAGTGAAAGATTTACCATACTTAGATAAATTATAAGTATGGTAACAGATACAACAAAAATTACAACCAATTCTTATCAGCATAAACGCAATTCAATCGGTGAAATTCTTACGGGTCGTGACGATGTTCGCCAATCAATAAGAACTATTTGCACAACTCAAAAAGGGTCAGTGCCTTTTGCGCCTGAATTCGGGTGTGATTTATTGCCTGCAATTGATGAAAATCCAATTATATCAATACAAAATTTAAAAGTAGTTTATTTAAAAGAAATACCTCGTCAAGAACCAAGATGTGAAATTATTGATGTAAATGGAGTTTTTAATGATAACGGACAATTGCATATGACAATTAATTACAAATTAAAAGGAAATAATTTAGGTGAAAAAGTTGAGGTATATGTATGACAAAAGTAAATTTTATAACAATTAATCCTAAAACAGATCTTGAAAATATGATTGCAAAATATGAAGAAGTAACAAATACAACTTTGTATCCGGGGCAAGATGCAAGAATATTGATTAATATTTTTGCATATTATATTAATCTTTTAAAATGTCAATTTAATGATGCTGCAAATTTAAATTTAATTGAAAATTCCAGATATCCAATTTTAGATTTTTTAGGAAAAAGAGTAAAATGTGAAAGATTAGAAAATGAGACTGATGAAAGCTATATTAAAAGAATTTTACTTGCTCCTGAAGGTTTTTCAGTTGCAGGGCCTGAAAGTGCCTATATTTACCATGCTTTATCAACAAGTGCTGATATTTTAGATGCGGCAGTTGAGGCTCCTGATGTTCCTATTAGAGTAACTTCTCAAAACGGTTACGTAGTAATTAATTCAAAAGAATTGAGCAGTGATGATTTTGAAATATCAGTCGATGATAATTGGGAAGCTGTTGAATTAGAATTAAATCGTAATTTTAGTGAGGGTGAAAAAATTTCCGTTACAATTCCACACCCATACAAATTAAATCTTTATGTTTTAACTGAAGATGATGAAACATCAAGCGATATCTTAGAAGCAGTTGCACAAAATTTAATTGGTTTAAGACCAATTGCCGACAAGGTTAATGTTTTGAGTGCTACAACCGTTGATTTTGCGGTTTCAGGCACTGTTATAATTTCAAAAAATGCAATTAAAGAAGAAATTGAATCAGCTGTTAATGCCTCTTTAAAAGCGTATTTTGATACCCTTAAATGTTCTTTAAATAAAAAAGTTGACTTGTACGATGTTAAAAATGCAGTACGCTCAATTGATAGAGTTGTAGATTTTGATATATCGACACCCTTAGAAAATCTTCCTGCGTCTAAAAGTATCAGATATAAAGGTGCTGCAAGTTTAAGTTATGAAAGGGTAAGCTAATGTCTTTACTCCCTGAAAGCATTAAAGATACTAATAACCTCGCCTTAGAAGCTGCCATGCTTGAAGGGCTTAAGACAATTGACCTTAAAAAAATCCTGTTATGCCCTTTAACTAATGTTAGTGATGATATTTTAAATATCTTAGCACACGAATATCATATTACGGGTTACGAGGGCTATAACCTTGCCGCAACAAGAAAAGAGAAAGAAGATTTAATTGATAATTCAATTTATTTACATTCTAAAAAAGGAGCAAAACCTGCTTTAATTGATGTGTTAAAAAATTTAGGCTTGGAATGCGATATTCAAGAATGGGATGAATACAATGGAAAACCCGCTCATTTTAGAATAAAAAAATTAAATTTATTTGAAAAAAAATATAGTGAAGAATTTCATAGGGAATTAGTTAAAACAATAAATTGCTATAAACCTTTTACAAGAAAATTTGACAACATTGATTATTATTGCTGCAATAGAGCGATTTATTATGTCTTTTCAAGATTTAAGACTTTGATTAAAACAAATATAAGAACCAAAGAGGTTATTTTATGAATGAATATTATGTAATCATTACACCTAAGGGTGAAGAAGAAATTTTAAATGCTTTAACAAGCAATACTATTTTTAAACCAAGCTATATAGCTGTTGGGGACAGTAACGGAAATTATTATGAACCCGAATATAGCCAAACATCATTAAAAAATGAGACATATCGGGGTGAAATTTATTCGCAAGGGAAATATTTTAAAAATAATGAAAATGATATTAATTATTTATACTTTGATATGCAAATTCCACCATCGATTGGTGATTTTGTAGTTAGGGAAGCAGGATTATTTAACAGCGATAATGAATTATTAGCAATTGCTAAATATCCTGAATTAAATAAGCTTCAATCTGATAGCTGGATGGATAGAACTGTATCTATTGAAATTCAAATATGTTTATCTGATGAAGCTATAAATACAATTATTATTGATGACTCAGGAAATTTAGCAACAAATGAAAAAATTACAGAAGCAAAAAATGAAATTGTAACTTACGTAAATGAAAAAACAGATGAAATTATATCTAATTTACCTTCATCCTACAAACCAAGGCAATTATTAACTTTTATTACACCTGTTGAAGATTCAGGCCTGCATTTAGCAAATGGAAGTTTATTACAATATGGTTCATATAAAGCTTTTATTGATGATACAGCAGAATATGTAAATAAAAATACTTTGTATGCTTACATATATAATGATGGTACAGATGATTATATTATTTATACAAAGACTACAACTATTGTTAGTGATACTATTTTATATAATAATGATGGTACTGTTTATACAGGTAATGATTTTGTAATTGTTGATAATTCAGGATATGAAATTCAATATAACGGAAACACCTGTGTATATACATCAACTAATAATATTTTACCTTATGAATTTACAACTGAAGCTAACTGGCAAAGTGATGTTACACAATATGGAGTATGTGGGAAATTTGTTTATGATTCTATAAATAATACTGTAAGATTACCTAAAATTACAGGATTTATTGAAGGTACATTAGACATTACTGCTCTTGGTGATATAATTAAAGCCGGATTACCAAATATTACAGGTGATTTTTCACTTGGTGGTCAAAGCGGTTGTTTACCAATTTCTACTTATTCATCTGCTAATGGTGCATTTTCATTAAAATCAAACACAAGCAAAGTTATTTACAATGCTAATTCTTCATCAACCAATACTGCTTTATCAGGTGTTAATTATGATGCATCTAATTCAAATTCAATTTATGGTAATTCATCTACTGTTCAGCCTCAAGCAATTAAAGTTTTTTATTATATTGTTATTGCAACAACAACTAAAACAGATATTCAAGTTAATATTGATGAAATTGCAACAGATTTAAATGGAAAAATGGATATTGATGGTACAAATGCTGCAATATCTGTTAAAAATTTTGATGGGCAATGGATTGATATATCCGGTG